CCCGTGCTTTTTTTCCCGCGTTTATCTCTGCCTCGATAGAACTCGTGCAGGCGTCGATATGGTAGAACGGGATTTCGGAACCGTCGGGGCGGCGGACTTGAAGTAGCACTTCTAGTCGCCGCTTTATGCACGTCCGGGGGGCGGACGGTTTGCGTGCTGCCTCCTCGATAACTTTCGAAGACGGAACACCTAGGGTAGTGCGGAGTTCGTGTTCTAGAGCGGCCTGCTTTTTCGCCGTCTCGCTCGCTTGTTCTATGCCCGGTAACGGCACCGAGTTCGACGCAACCGGTACGAATTCGATTGTCCCGAGTAAAGTTTCCTCGACCCTTTTTGCAATCGGCGAACCAACGCCGAGCGCTTCGCGCATCAATTCCTCAAGCGCTTTTAGGTCTTCGGCCTGACTAGACTGCGAGGGGGTGCCGATTTGTATTTGATCGGGGGTTAGTGATTGTAGGTCGCGCAATTGGCGTTTCTTGGCTTTGCGCTCACGGCGCAATTCCATAAGAGTCGGGGGGGCTGGCGGGGGTAGAGCGGTCGAAAGACAATCCTGAATTACATGCTCGCGCTTGGCGAACTGTGCAAAACCTGCGCTTGAATTCATAGCCATGCGTTGCTCCCTCGTCCTTGTTCCATGGTTCTGGCCGCTAGCCTTTTTTGTAATTTGGGTTATGGCTAGCGTTTCAATTGGGCCAAAGTCAAGGCCCCACGATATAAAAGGTTATTTAATTATACTGCTGTAGGACAATTCCGATAACCGAGGGTATTTTTAGCGTGTCGTAGTATCTCCGTCAACCACCGGCCGAGGAATGGCCGTTTTGCCATTCAGGAACGACCGTCCTAAAACTGGAGTGGAGAGTAAGTAATTCAACTGGTTGCGTGCATATATGGTGTGGATTAATAGACGCAAAAATAATTGAACTGGTGCCGATTTGCGGTGGTCGAATCGTGTTTTTTTTCTTGGACAGCCGGTTATTTTTGTATAACTTTTGCTTTTCCGGGGTGATGGATTTTCGAGCGGCGCCGTTTTGCGAAATCAGAATTTCAATTCGGGGCGGGGAGTGGGCACAGTTTTCGCTCGTCCATTGGTCGGCTGTTCGTCGCAGAGTGGGCTGAATCTAAAGCTGATCAAACGGTCAAGAAAGCTGGAGCAATTTGGAGCAATTTTGGAGCAATCAGTGCTCCAAATCATGCATTATCAAGCATCACCCTCATGTATAAAGGTGTAGGTAATTCAACCGGTTGCGGTAAAAATGTGAGGAAAAACAATAGCCAATTTAGGATTCGAAATCCGTTGAAGTAGCAATATTTCCTAGGGTTCAAATCCCTATCTCTCCGCCAAAATCAAGGGGTTAGCGAGTTTCAAGCGCTAGCCCCTTTTTCATTTGGAGCAATTTTGGAGCAACGCCATTTAGCTCCATCGACTATCCTCGATTTCAACACCTCCCAAATCCGGTGAATCGAGATGGCAACCTACACAAAACGCGGTACAAGCTGGAAAGCCCAAATCCGGCGCAAGGGCTTCACGCCGATGACCGCGACGTTCGATACGAAAGCCGAGGCGACAAGGTGGGCGGCGGGGATAGAGGGCGATATGGCCCGGTCGAAACACGTCGACTCTCGCGAAGCGGACCGCAAGACTTTAGGCGCGGCCCTTGAGACTTACTTGAAACTCGTTAGCTCTAAAAAGAAAAGCGCGGTTCAAGAAGCGACCCGAATCGCTAAATGGCTGAAACACCCCCTCGCCGATAAGTCCCTCAGTTCTATTACCCCTTCGGACCTTGCCATCTATCGAGACGAGCGTTTGAACGCTAAAGCCGCTACGGCTTCGGTCCGGCTCGAACTCGCGATAATCTCCCACCTCTATTCCGTCGCCGCTAAAGAGTGGCATATGCCGAACTTGCAAAACCCCTGCAAAAATATTCGGCTTCCAAAGGGAGCCAAAGAGCGAGACCGGCGCCCGAGCCCAGACGAGTTACAACGGGTCTGCGAAGCGGCGGCGGAAATCAATTTGGAAATGCCGGTGATTATCGAACTCGCGGCCGAGACGGCGATGCGGCGTTCGGAACTTGTCCTGCTCAAGCGCGAACAAATTCGGGGCCGAGTCATCTACCTTGACGATTCCAAGACCGGACGGCGTACCGTTCCGCTTTCGACTCGGGCGCTGGCGTTGTTTAAGAGTCTGCCGTCTACCCAAATTAGCGGCCGCGTCTTTAGCCTCAAGCCCGATTCCGTGAGCAACTACTTTGCCCGAGCTTGTAAGGCGGCAGGGGTGAAAGACCTACACTTTCACGACTTGCGGCATGAAGCCACAAGCCGGTTGTTCGAACGTGATCTAGGCATGATGGAAGTCGCCGCGATTACCGGGCATAAAACCCTGTCGATGCTCAAGCGTTACACCCACTTGAGCCCCGATAGTATCGCCGCGAAGTTAGGCTAGGCTCGAAACGTCGGCGGCTCTTTACGGGGCCGCCCTGCTTTTGCCGGTACATGCCCCCCCTCTTCAAACTCCCGCAAAAATTGGCGCACGGTTTCCAACCGCCAGCAAATCCGCGAACCCTGCTTATAGTAAGGCGGCAACCAATCCGCCCGACTTTGGACCGCGCTGCGAATTGCCGACTCGGAACGCCCCATCATGGTAGCCAGCTCGGGGACGTGCAAAATTTCTTGTTCCATGACCTACCCCTTTTTTTCCGAAAGGAACTCGGCAAGTTCTTTGCTCAGTTCTTGAGCACCGATGCTCGGGTATTTGTTCACATACGCTTTCGCCCGGTGCAATAGTTCTAGCGCCTTGACCAGCCTTGTCGTGACGTCTTGTGTTTTCATACCGCCCCCCGCACCAGCTACACGTATTGCAGCCAATTTAGCGTGACCTTCGAAATGGTGTTCTCGTCGTCGCTATCGATTTCGAATAGATCGGCCGCGAGCGAGTCCTCACCGTTTTCTAACAACAGCTCAAGCCATACAACGCCGTCCCATTCTTGACCTTCGGAACGGTGATGCTTTGCGATTACATCGGCGGCGCGTTCAGCCCGTTCGAGTAATTCGCTAAACCCGATTGATACGGTAGTTCGGTCGGTCGCGGGGCCGTTTGATTCGGCGTATCGGCACAGCGAGAAAAACAGAACGGCGATGTCCTCTTTATCGGTGGCGCGAGAATTCCGGCTAATCATGATGTGGCCCCTTCGGCGGTTGTTGTTTGCCCTTCTAGGGCGGCGACTATTTTTCGGCCCAGCCAACGGACGACCGGAACCGCCTTACAATTTCCGATGGCGTTGTATCGCAGACCGTCGGGACAATCCTCGGCCGGTTTACCGCGCCATGAAACTTGGGTGTAGTTAGCGGGCAAACCTTGAAGCCGTTCCGCCTCGGTTGGTGTAAGGAACCGCAGACGCCCGTTATCAAGTACGGCGGGGAAACGGTTTTTTTCCGGCATCGTTTGATGCTTGGCGAGTACGGCGTCGATTGTTTGGGTTATCCCGGCGCCGCTCCACCAAGTTGGTGCTAGTCCGCTGACCCGTTGTTTGCATTTTGGGCAATCGAATATGCCAAGGCAGAGTGGAACCCGGCCGCCGCAACCGCAGATGTGAACTTCGGTTGTAATTGCTTTCGGTTCAATCGGCGCAATATCCCGGCGCACGCTGCCGAGGTCAAAAAGTACCGATGCGGGATCAAATCCGGGTCGAGCGCTTGCGACAACGAACACGCGTCGACGGCGTTGGGCCACCCCGAAATATTGGGCATTAAGAACCCGCCAAGCGATTGCCCTTTGGGGTCCATACACACAACCAGAGTCCGTCCATTTTCGCCCTGTAGGTCGCAGCTCACAGCTTTCCCCAGCAAGCGCGCCAAGAAGACATCCGAAGGCGTTGCCCTTGTCCTTGAGGACGCCCGGCACGTTTTCCCAGACGATGACGGTCGGGGGCTTTCTGGCTCGGGCTCGAACAAAGTCATTTGCATCGGCTAGCTCCACAAATTTAATGGTCAGTGCGCCGCGCTCGTCGATCAAACCTTCGCGCATCCCGGCGACCGAAAAAGGCTGGCACGGCGTCCCGGCGACCAGTATGTCGGGCGCCTCGATTCTGCCGCTAAGGACGTAGGCCGCAACGCGTTGCATGTCTCCGAGGTTCGCCACGTCCGGGTAGTGCCGCGCCAAGACCGTGCAGGGGAACGGCGCGATTTCGGCGAACCACAAGGGATCGATGCCAAGGCAGTTCCAGGCGACGGCAGTCGACTCGATCCCGCTACAAACCGAACCATACGTCAGCATCGCAACCCCCTATCGTTATCCGTTAAACCCCGGCCAGGTACGGCAGACGGGCAAAGGGTATGTCGTCGTCCCACGTATCCGGTGGCGCCCCTTGCTGGCTACCGTCCCCCTGCTGCGCCGGCTCCCGTGCCGGCTGTGCCGCTGCGCCTTGTTGCCCGTTCGGGTTGCCGCCAAGCAACTGGAGCCGGCCTTGCACGTCCACGATAATTTCCGTGCTGTAGCGCTTAATCCCGTCTTTTTCCCATTCCCGCGTTTGTAACTTCCCCTCGACGTAGCACTGCGAACCCTTGCGCAAATACTGCGCGGCGATCTCCGCGACCTTTCCAAAAAAACAGACCCGGTGCCATTCGGTTTTCTCGACCGGCTGGCCGCTTCGCTTGTCCGTCCATTTCTCGCTGGTCGCCAAGCTGACCGTGGTCACTGCGTTTCCGTTGGGCAGGTAACGCGCATCGGGGTCCTGCCCGAGCGTCCCCACCAAAATGACCTTATTGACTCCGCGCGCCATAGCTTCTTACCTCGGGATACAGTGGGTAATGGTTTCGACCAGTTCGAGGAATTCCGCCCGGCGCTCTGCGAGCTGGCGCAATTCGTCTTTGAAATCGTCCCGGTCCTGCCGATAGATGACCAACTGCCCGGCCGGGGGAAAGTCGCTGCAATAGCTGGCGAAGTCGACCCAATCCCGAGCCGAGCAATCGAGGTGCCCGACGAGCTGCCAGCGATAGGCCGGGTCGAAGGAACCGCGTTCAATCGTTGCCCAGTGAACCGCCGCCGTGACCGATTTGATTTCGAGAACGCCGTCGACCCCGACGAGGCCATCGGGCGAATCGCCGTAGGTGCCGCAGTCAAAGAAACCGCCGTTTGTGACCTCGATGAATTGCGCGTCCTCGTACAGCATCCGGGCGACGGGCTCCTGAATGTGGCCGCGCTCCATGTCGTCGCTCTGGAAACTAAATTCGGCCTTGAGCCCCGTCACCCGTTCAAGGGCCAGTTGCAACGCGTACCGCTTCGCCGGGTCGCCGAAGGCCTTGCCAAAGTTCGCCATGAATTTTCCGAAGTTCGAGCCGGTCGCCTTGCCGACCCGCAAGGAAAACCAATCCTCGGAGTTCTGCGCCACGTCATGCCAACGCATCGGCGCATTCCTTGATTAGCTGCTGCTGATCGACATCGCTCATCGAGGCGCGCGCGAGTACCGCGTCGAGGTTGCCGTCTCGCCGATAGGCCGCTTTCGCGTTGTCCCATGCCTTTTTGTTTGCCGGTGTAATGGCGCTGATCGTTGGGGGTTTCGGGTTGATTCGCAGCCCCTCGGTGATGTCTTTGCCAAACCGCACATTCGGGTCGACGTAGATGGTCACGCGGACGTTCTTCCAATCCTCGATAAACGGTGAGCCGGTTAGCTTGCGCATAGTGCTGCTGTTGGTCGCGTTGAGAACCATCGGCTTTAAGGGTTCGCCCGGCCGCAACTCGCGCTCGACGAAATGCGCCGTATTGAAATGGTTCTGCGATTGCTTGGTCCGGTCGGCCTCAAGCGTGACGTGCGAAATAGTCAGGGCGATAGGGCCGACCATATCCGCGCTGCTCAGATACGGCGAATCGAACGCTTTTCGGAAATGTGTTTTATCTGCCACGGTGCGAACCCCGCTTATCGTTGAACGTTGGTTGGGATAGCTGTCGCCTGATCTGTGACAGCGCCTGCCAGTGATTGCAGGACGATCAGGAAGAGGCAGAAGGTCAGCGCCGATAGGGTGCAACGCGCTCTGACCTGGAGCAGCAAGCGGCGTGTGCGGGTCATATCGCGTCCCCCTTGTGTTCTAACGACCGCAGATCATTCATCTTGCCGGTAAGCGCCTCGACCCGCGTCTGATGCTCGACATGCTCGCGATCAAGCTGGACCTGTAGCGCGTCGAGCAGGGCGAGGGTCGGATTCTTCGCGATCTCCTGCCACTCGATTTCAACGTCGAACGTGCCGAGCAGGGCGCCGAACATATCCGGCCACGGGCTCATGTCTGCCGTGAAGATGCGTTGGGCTTGGCCGGGTTTCTGATGAACGTAAATCGTGATGGTCGATTTCATTTCGTCCCCTCGGTTACGAGTCGCAGGATTTCGCGCCATTGCCGCGCTTCTTCTTGCAGCTCGCGGATGCGTTCTTTGTCTTGATAAAACGCCGGGCCGTCGGCGTAGGGCAAACCGTCCTCGAAATTGCGGATGAACGATTCGCAGGCAGCGATCTGCCGTTTGATAAGGGTCGTGAACATGGGAAGCCCCCCGCTAGAAAACCATTCCTGAGACACGTCACCACCGCCCCTACAGGGGGCGAAGGTCAATTCAGCGTCTTAAGGCTTGAGGCTAAGCGCGGCGGTGATTGCCCGGATTTGTTCGAGGATGAGCCCGTTGTAGTAGTACGCAACGATGGCAATCGCGCAGAAGGCGACTAGGGCGAGGACTGATTTATCGATGTTGCTCATGGCTCGGTGCTCCTTGCTGGGTACGTCCAAAGAATAACCCACGTTGTGTATCTGTCAATAACTCAGGTTATCGTATTTTTTGGACCCCATCAGGGCGTGCCAGCACCGGTAAATATAGGCGAAAAAAAAGCCCGCGTTAAAGCGGGCTCCTGACAGCTTTTTGGCTAGGTTTCAAAATAGCGCGCCTTCTTGAGTATTCCGGCAACGTAGTAGATGCCCTTTACTTCTGAGCAGGCCATGTGGATCGGGCGGTGATCCTCGTTAATCGAGTCGAAGCGGTAAAAACCATCGTTGAGGTCCGCATAAACTTTGATCATCTTGCGGCCGTCGGTAGCTACTACAAGGACTTCCTCATATTTGACGGGGGGCATATTCGGTTCGATCACTACAAACTCTCCATGTTTGATTCTTGGGCTCATGCTATCGCCTTGGATACGCAAGCCGTACGCGTCCGGGTCGGCGCTATAGATTCGAAGGCAGCCGGGGTCTTTGTCGGTGGGGTATTCCTCCTCGGCAAAGTACCCGTCAGGGCCTAGCTTGGCTGTCCCGATCACTGGAACCATCCCCCGCTTTAGATTCCTTTCGTCCATATCCGTGTTGGAAGCAAAATCCATTTTGGACGCATCTAGGAAGAGGTTAGTGCCGCTTTCGAAAAATTGCGAGGGGCCATTAGATAGCCATTCAGCGGGGACGTTCAAAGCTAGGGCGATATCGGTCAACCGTTTGGAACGTTGCGACTTGCCGGATGTAAGTTTTTGAATCGAGACCTGCGAGAGGGGGGTTCCGCTCATTTCTGAAACTAGCTCTGCGAGCTGCTTTTGCCTGAGCCCGCGTGCCGTCATAGCGCATCTAAGCCGCTCGGCCAAGGTATTTAGAGGTGTCGTTGTCTTCATACTCTAGTCAATTTTCGGTCAGGTACGAGCCATCAGTATATAACCATTGTTATTGGTTTATCAATAAACCTAGGTGTCTATGCGTTGACGATTCGAAAACCTGAGTTATATTTCTGTGTACTGGAAATGGAACGGGGGTGGCCGAAATGATGGATGCCGAACGGCCTATCGAGCGAGCGGTAAGACTCGCCGGGGGACAAGCCGAACTTGCTCGATTGTGCGGGACCAGCCAACCGCGAATCTGGCAATGCCTACACCGCAATCGAAACGTACCGGCCGAGCTGGTGCTACCGATTGAGCGCGCAGTAAAGGGCGCCGTCACTCGTTTTGAGCTGCGGCCCGATCTCTACCCCGCCGAATAACGGCCATAAAAAACCCCCGGTTAGATCGTGCGGATCAGGCCGGGGGTGATGATGAGCGAGGTCAGTATGGATAACAATTTGAACACCGGCAACTGCGAGTCGCAGAACGTCGCGATAGCTCGTTACCTTGAGGCGGGCGGGCGGTTGACCCCCGGCAATGCCCTAACCCTATT